AACCAAGCATAGGAATACCTTGAGCATCTGTACTAGCTACATCGACACCCTTGCCAAAATCTTCTGATCGGCCCTCTCTCAAAGCTCTATTCATAGCTTCTTTTGAAAGCCTACCTGCTTTAAGATCAGTTTTAGATTCTTCTGTTGTAGAGAAAATACCAATACCGGGAAAATTTGCTCTTTGATTTATAATATCATCACGTACAGGGCCTTCTTCAAATAATGTTGTTTTAAGTTTTTCTTTAGACCGTTTTACCAGTTTATTGCCAGCATCACCAAGAGCCTCTCGCATATTATTATACGATCTAACTGTATCTGCTACTCCCTCTATAACACCTTCTACAGGTCTTTCGGTAGTATTGTATAATGCTGCTTCTATTTGTTGACCTAAAGCTCTCTGAACACTTGTCGTGTCTTGATCGTTTTCAGGAGGTTCAATAGGGTCCGGAAAAGAAATTATGTCATTTTGATTTTCAGACATCTTAATTAACATCTCCTTGTTCAATAGTCTCTTTTAGCATGTTTAAATACTTAAATTTCGTAACATCTGTTTTGATTATATCAGATAATTTATAGGCTACGTTCAAAAATGATAAAGGTTCTCTAGAAAGAGCGTAGTAATTTGCACCAACAGGAGTATCAGTTATACCATAAAGAAGTCTTAGTGATCTATACTCATTTGCGTTATCTGGGTCTAATCTTTTATATGCTTCTAAATAAGCTGGAGGAATAGTCCCACCTGTTGTTTTTAAAATATCTTCTGCATTCCTTAAAAAATTTGTAACTAATCTTTGAGATACAAATATTTCTCGTATATCTTCAGAAGTTACTTCATTAGGAAATGTTTTGTCGGTTCCGGGGAACGGAAAATTCGGAATTTTTGTTCCGTCTCCACGTTTACTGTTAGCATAAAGATATTGAAGCTCATTAAGAACAGTAATAAAATCTCTTCCTTGCTGTTGTTGAAATCCATCGTAAGGTTCATCGTTTCTTTTAGATTGAACATTTTTAAATGGCATTTTAATTGCGTTTATATCGTTAACAAATTCAGAAAAGTTTTCTGTTGATAAAGTATTTATTTTTTGTTCTAGTTCAGAGTTAACTCTTTTTTCAATGTTAGTTAACTGAACATCTCTTAACAAGTTTTCTTTTTTAAACCTGTCAGTTAGTTCTGAACGAGGTAATGATCCTGCTCCCGGCCCAAACATCTCCAACCTTTGAAGCATACCTAATTTTTGAGAATAAGCGTTTCCTAAAGTAACATCCAAATGCCTAACCATGTTTATTAAGTTAGGAGTATTTTCAGAAAGAGATGAACCCCATAAAGCTTTTCGGACTTGAGCAAAATCTTCATTTGAAATTGTTCGCCCACCAGCTTGATCTCCTTGCACGTAACCTGCAAGAGTGTATGTCAGAGATATTTTTTCCCATAAAATTCTTCTACGTAAAAAATGCAGATCAATTTCATTTTGTGAAAGCGTATCCTTTCTTTTTAGCATACGTTGATATTCTATATTTATAGCATTTGACTCTGCTGCTATAGCATCATCAAGACCTTCCGTCATAAATTGTTCATTATCAGCAACAAATGGAAGGTCATTGTCTAATACATCTATTCCAAAACCTTTTGCTAATTGTGTATTGTAAGACTTGCTGTTATCAGAAAAACGATCTCCCGCTATACCAGATAGAGAACCTTTAATTACATTGAAAATATTAGGCACTATAATTTTACTAGTTGTTACAAAATCTCGTATTGCTCCGCTTATACCTGAAAGTGGTTGTTTTTGAAGCTCACGTAGTTTTTGTACGTCAATGTTACCTAAATTATCTAAAGATGTTTCTCTTGAAAGATTCGGCACACCGCTGCCACTTACAAGCTGACCTACCAAAGTTTTTATAGTTTTAGTTTTACTCAAAGCCTGTTCCATATTTTGCAGACCAGTTTGAGTCTTTTTAACTTCTTGAGCTAAACCTTCAGCACTTTTAGGAATTTTTGTTCCGTCTTCAGCAAGGTAATCTGTTGCTGCATATGCTGCGCTACGTATCGGAGTAGCTACTGCACCCGAAAACTTAGGTCCAGTTGCATATGTTCGAGCGGTCTCTAAAAACACATCTAGCATATTTTCTGTAAATATTTTGTCGTTTTTAAAACGAGCAGTTGGTAGAGCAACTTTACTTACTAAAGCATACTTTAAATCAAAATAATTTTCATCTTTAACTTTATCACGATACTCGTACAATTCTTTAAAAAGTTCTAAAGCTTCTGGATCTTTTTGTATAGCAGTAGAAAGGTTTAGTAAATATCTTTGTCCAGTTCTAGACATATGCCGAACAGTATTACCAAATATCGTAACATGACCGTCGCTGTTTTCTATTCTAACTCCTTGCTTCTGATCTATTAATTTTTGAACAGGGTCCACCATAGCAGTTGGTGAAGTTATTCCTGTTGCCAGAGCTAGAACTTTATATCTATCTGCAAGAGATGAATCAAAGTATGTTCTAAACTCAGAAGACACTCCCATTTGCGCTGCCTGTGCCTGTGATATTGTTGTTGGACGCATTACTTTATTTAAAATAGCTGCGATAGGTCCGCGATCTTGAGTGTGTTTTAAAATACCTGCACCACTTTCAGCCAATTTTTTTGCTACATCTTCAGATATACCTGCCCCACTTTTTATTTGATCTTGTGATAGATTAAAATACTTTTTAAAAATTTCAAATTTTTCTTCATCTAATCCAAAATCTTCTTCAAAAGTTTTATCATATTTTTCAACCTTTGCTAGTCTTGTAAGAACACCGCGAACAGTATTTACATATTTTATGGCTTCATTTTTTTCAAAATCAGGGTTGTTGACGCGAAAGTTTTTAGGTTTCATATCTTTAGATACTGTTACTTTTGGCCCCATGTCAAGAACAACATTTTTTTCAGCTTTTTTTAATATATTCCCCGGATAAACAGTGGCAGCATACCTTGCATTTTTATCTGCTGGAGTTTCTGACGCGGCGTCTACGTTTTCTTTTCTTTTGCGAAGATCATTCCATCCACTAGCTTCTGCTGCTGAAGGTGTACGCATATCGAAATTAAATTTTTCCTTTAATTCTTCAATAGCTGCTATGTATGGAAGTCCTGCTCCAACAATTTGTGGACCCCCAACACCCTCTTCATATCTAACAGTATCATATATAGACCCTTTTCCCTCACGGACTCTTTTTACAAAATTTATAAGAAAAGTCCTTCTAGCTTTTTCTGCTTCAGTAAACGATCCTTCTTTAGCTTTACTAGTAGAAGCGTTTAATTGTAAAAATTCTAAGAAAGGCATTGGTTTCTTTTTGCTTTTATCACCCTCACCAAATGCAGCGTCATCAGCAATAGAACCAGTTGATTCTTTTTTAAAATCATCTACATATTTTAAATAACGTTGCACCATTGAATCATTTATTTTCATTCTACGATAGTAACCGAAGAAATTATTGTCTTGAATAACACCTTTTTCTTTTAACTGAGTAAAATCATCAAACAACTGCATAGTAGGAGATAGTTCTGGTTTAGGAGTGTATGTCGTCACGTAGGATTCACTACTAGATGGGGATATACCAAAAGCTGACTGACCCTGTGCAAATAGACTTTGCATTGCGTCACTCTTTGGATCGTGACCGTTTTCACCTGCCTTCTGTAAAGCATTAATATATGTCTCTCTTGCAAACTCAAATCCCTTTTGTTTAGCTTCATACTTTCTTTTCTCTCGTTCTCTATCCATTATTAAATTGCTTTTAAGAGTTTCTTGTCGTTCAAACTTACGTCTTTCAGCCTCTGCTTGCGCTGCTGCTGCTATTGCAGCGCGGCGACGATCATCCGCAGCTAATATTTCTTGTTGAGCGCCTATTTGTTCTGCTGGACTATCTACAAAAGCTCCACCAATAGTTTGTTTTAAAACATCTCCTAGACCTTGAGTTATGTTTTCTTCAGAAAGTGTTTCTTTAACCGCACCTGTAAAGGCAGTTTGAAGTCGATCCATAAAAGCCATGTCTATGCTACTCCTTGAGGTCTAGTCATAAATCCTTCAGACTCTTCAAAATCTGAATTTAACATTTGATTTTCTATTTCTTCTCGCATCTTATCTTCTCTTGTTAACTCTGGTTGTTCAATTTCATTATTAGGGTCTAAATCTTGTTTTAAATCTCTTAAATCTTCTATATCTCCTGAGTCTTGAGGGCGTTTAGGATTAACAAGAACTACGTTTTTAACGTTGTTCATTTTTGCAATTTTAAATACTTCTACAGCTAAAAAAGGTTTAATAAGCTCTGCTACATCAGGATTAAACATACCTTTTGAAAAACCTATCATTACAAATGAAGTTGCTACAGTCTCACAAGTCAAACCTGCAAGAACCATCTCAGCGATATCCTTTTGTGTATCCGGTTGATACATGCCCGTTTTTAAAGCCATATACGCATCAAAAGGAGAAGCCGTCAGAGGAGGATTTTCATAGGGCATCGTACCCGGAGTAGATGTTAAAGACTGACCGGGAATAGGGCTGGCTAGAAAAGGATCATTCATTAAATGTTGAGAAAGGTCTTTCATATTTTTATTACCCTTTTAGAAGTTTTCTAATAGATTGTTTTTGTCGTCTTGAAGAAGAGGCCATGTTTATGCGTGGTGCTTTAATTTGACCTGCTAAGTCATCAAAGACAGGTTTAGCAACTTCAGGTGATTTCAAAGCAATAAGCATTCGCGATAACTCGTTTTGATTTGATCTTGCTGAAACGGCTGGCTCGGCTCTTCCTGCTTGTCTGCCAAGAATACCTCCCACAGAAGGTACTTCTCCTACAAATCCAGAACCAATATCTGCGTCATCCAAAACTGATTTTAACAGTTGATCTGTAGTTTTTTGTTGTCCGGGCGCAGCACCTACATTACCTGCACCAATAACTTGCACTTTTTTGTCGTCAATAAGTGCGTTTGAAACTAAAGCTTTTGTGCCTGTAGTTACAGCAGTTGAAATTGCTGAACCAATTAAATTTGAAAAAAAATCGCTCATTTGTAACTCCTTTTAAAATGGACCAGATTCAAAAGCTGAAGTTAAAAAATCATCTGTAGGATCGTCTCCAAAGAAACTTTCAAATACATCGCCTGTTACCGATTGTGTTTCTCCAACCTCATCATCACCGCCATCAAATAGACTAAACAAACCACCAATACCCGCATCAAGAATAGACTCACCTCCTTTTGGTTTTGCGGTAAGAAATTTCATACCAAAATCAACAGCAGTGCCTATATTTCGTTGAGTAATAGCTCCTGCTTGAACTTGTTTTCTAAAATCTACAGAACGATTAAAAGCATCTACATTAAACTGGTTTCTCATAGCAGTAACAACTATCTGATGAGCGCGTTGAAGTTCGTTTTCAGTAGAAGCGTAAAGTTGATGCGTTTCATCACGATACTTTTGCCACAGATCATTTTGTGCCGAAGTAGTCAATCCAAGTAAAACGCCAGCATTGATCTGATTAGCTCTGTTTTGATTCGCGGTATTTGCAGTATTAATTTGCCTACGCCAAGCAGCATTTGATTGGTCTATTTGAGTTCTCATTTGTACATTAAACTGTTCTCTAGCATTATCTAAAGTAGTATTAAACTCGTCTACAGCAGTAACCTCTTCGCTATTAAATTTCTGTATTGCTAAATCTCTTGCCGCATTAGCCTGTTCGACGGTAGCACCTAGCTGATCGTAGAACTGATTTACTTGATTTTGAGAGGTAGCATTAAACTGCTGTGCAGCATTTGCAGCAGCTTGGTCTGTAAATAAAGATTGTACTCTTGATTGATATGTCAACACCGCAGCTTGCTGTTCATTTGTAGTATTTTTAAGATTCATATTTAAGAAAGACTGAGCATTTTGCTGTGCAGCTTTCATACGATTATCTAGATTTTGCCTATCCATTGTAGCAATAGTTGCAGCATTTGTAAGAGCAGTTTGTTGCTGATTGTTTAGGTTTTGTAGCTGGAGAGTAGCATTTGCCTGTGCTTCTTGAGCCGCAATAGGAACTGTAGATTCGATAAGCCCTTGCGCCAAAGCTGCTGCCGCCATACTAGAGGAACCTAGTCCTCGTTGCTGCATAATTTCATTTACTTTACGAACGGTAGGAGAGGCCCACGGAGGAAACTGCCCTGTTTCCATACCTTCTGTAAGCTTTTCAATTTGAAATGCTATAGAAGCTTCATTAGCTAAAGTCTGTGTCTGTGCTTCAGCTAGGCTTCCACGCTCTAGCATCTGTTGTTTTGTACGCTCATCTACGACTTGAGAGGGGTCTACTACGTCATTTTCAGTAATGGTTCCTGTAGCTGCCGTAGCTGTAGTCATGTTGCTAAAAGTGCGTTCTACGTTTTGTATCTGTGCAGCGTCTTGAGCTTGTACAGTTACATCAGGTATTCCAGTAATTAAATTAGGGCTAGAAACACGCGCTCGTTGTTCACTTGTATCTAGAAATTTACCTTCGTCTGTAATAAGCTCATCTGTTTGCACTTGTTGAGCTACAGGATCATACAACATTTCTACTTTATCAGGATCAGTAAGTCCTGTTTGAGTAACAATGTTAGGAACACCTAAAGCTTGCTGACCTTTAATAGCAATCGCAGGAGCATTAATAATTTCTGGAGAAATAGGTTGAACAGTTGGTTGTTCTTCTACAGCATCAGTTTGTTCTTCAGACATCTTTACCTATCTTTCTTAATTAAATTTTGAATAGTTTTTGTTTCATATATACGAATAGAAAACCACACAAGAGTTACAAAAGATACAAGAGGAGGAAGCCAGCCAGCTAAAAGAGCTAGTGTAGAGCTTACACCTACAACATCTCCTACTGTTTTAAGCTCTTCTGTCATGTAGAGGCTCTTGGGTCTTGAGGCCACTCATCGAACTCTGAGGCTTCTTTACCAGCGTCTCGCATCTCTTTTGTAAATACTGTCATAGCCTCTAATCCTGCAACATCTGTCTTGTCGTCTATGGAAGTCTCTAGTGCAGCAGCTTTTGCACGTAAGTCTGTGCGCCACTTAGCAAGGTCTGAGGGCTTGGCAGTACCGTTGTCTTGCTCTCGAATCACAATCCAGTCTGTTTGTTCTAGATAGCTTTTAAGAGTTTGAGACACAGAGTTTTTCATTGTAGTTTTAATATCATCAATGTTTCTGGCAGTCTGTGTTCTGGTAACAACAACTTTATCAGTTTTAACAACAGGATCAGACTCAGAAGAAGTATAAAACATATTCTCTATCATACTACCTTCATACTCATAAGGTACAATGCCAAGAGCTTTACGCTCTTCATCTGTCCAAGCACGGGTAAAGATAGACTTAGGGTATTGAATGTCATTAATATACATTGACTTTGGTTGGTTGATAGTTTGTACCAACTTATTACCCTCGATTCTTGCCCACATATTCTAGTTTCCTTTCTTAAAACAATCTATACTTTTAACAACAGAGTTTGGTCCGTAGTGTATTTTAGAAAAATCTTTTAATTCTTGTAAATTATCATAGATATGATTATAACATTCTTCTATTTTAGAAAACTCTAGTAATTTAGAATTTTTATAGTTTACTTCTAGTGCATCTAAGTCATTAGAAGGATTTAATAAAAACATAAAAATTACAATCTTATACATTCCTACCTACCATATGTAGGGGGTAGCGTACCATTACCACCTATGTCTGCCATTGCTAGATAGATGTATGTAGCGCCTGACTTGTTGACAGCGCCGCCGCCGCCTCTAATTTTAAAACCATCTGCTAGAATATCTGCTCCATGCGTTGCTCCAGCAGCTTCAGCACCTGAACTACTAGCATATATATCTGCATCGTCATTTGGATTGATTGTTTGTCTTATAGTGTCTTTTATAACCCACCCTTCACCAGATAAACTACCGCCGCCAGCCCATTTAAACATGATCCAGCGAGGCTTAAAACCACAACTTATAAAGGGGCCATTAGCCGTCCCAGAACCGCTTCCGTTGCCAAGATAGCTGCCAATTTTACACACACCAGCAACTGATCGAAATGCATAAAATACAAGGCTTTCACCATCTGCATTAATTTCATTATGGTCACCAATTTTAAACACACTAGCAGTTGGTGCAGTTTCATCACTTCCACCAAATTTTTCATTATTAGCTGAAAAAGTTGCACTGACTGCAAAGTCCGCTGTATGTGTGACACCTCCACCATCTGTATGCCAAACCAAACCAAATGTACTACGACTAAGGTTACGAACTATAATCATTTCTGGAATGCCACCAAGCCCATGTCCGACCGTAGCGTTGTCATCACCAGTTCCAGTGTAAGTGCCTACACTAAAATGACCCGGACTAGAAACGGAAGAGGTGGAGGCTATGGTGCCAGCCGGTGATGTGGTTGAGGTGCTATTAGAGCCAAGCCAATTCCAGCTAATAAAGTTTTCAGTGTTAGTATTAACTTGGTCTAAACTGCCAACTGTAAAACCATCAGACCCAAAGGTTGTTAGTCCTTCAGATTCTGTACTTGCGGTGGTATTGGTATTCGACTCCCATTGCTTTGTCACACCTCTGGCAATATCATATAGTGCATGGTCATCGCCAGCATCTCTATTTTTAATCCACACCCAATCTGGTTTGAAACCGACCCCAGTAACTGACTTCCCACCGCTGCCAATTACAGTACCATTCCCTGCATATTTTACAGCATTAAAATAATCTACGCCTTGATTTTCTGGTCCTGTTAGGTTTGCAGAACAGGGTGCTAAAAACCCAGATGGTACGGCATAGGCAAAAAGCCCATGTCCATTTTCATCAGCGTTTGTTCCAGCGGTTTCATTCCCAGAGAAAGTTGGATTATCACCAAAGTTTATAACCCCAATATCACCCGACCTTTGCAAGCCTATTATAAAGATATAATCTTGAACTGTTAGTTGGTCATCATGGTTATCAATATTTAGTGTAGTACTATCTGTTGCAGAACCATTTCTCCATGTGCCGTTTACACCTATCCATACCTTTCCTGTTGAAGGTTCAAAAGCAAAGTTTTGTACCCCACCAGCTTGTGCTGTGGTAAAGCTAGATACAGCAGAACTACCATTATCATACAACGTACCTCGTTGAAAATACGCTGATTCACCTCCAGAATCGTAAAAACCACCACTATTGTCAAACTGTGGAACAACAATTCCGTTACCTAATCTGCCGCCATTACCAGAGACAGAACCAGCTTCGACATAAAACTCCCAATAAATTTTAGGATCATCAGATTCTATTACTTTGTCAGAAACAAGTCCTTTAGCTACTTGGTTACCACCACTATATGTCATACGGTTACTACCCCTTGACATAGAATAGCTTGCAGAAGTATCGTTACTAGGAATACCAAGATTAGAAATTTTTGGATAAACATTACTAGGTGTATGTATTGACTGATTAGCACCGCCCATACTATTAGCAGTGAAATCGTTGTTCTTTGACGATCCATCATTGCCGAGATCATCTGAAGTTTCATAGTTTAGAAAAAAACTGTTGTTACCTCCAGTTCCTACAATAGTTGCAATGTCACTATTTTTCTTAGGAATAAATTGAGAACCATTGGTTCCAAACGTAAACGTATCTAAAAAATCTGATATACTATAGTCACTTTGTTGAAAACTTTTATCAGTTATCAATGCTGTCTGCGCCATGTAACCGATCATTTGGTTTTGCCCAAGACTTGTTGGCGAACTGTTTACCAAATGAGTTGCGTTTCTGCCCCATGCAATGTCGGCGCTTGATCCGAAATTATTTCGGGTTGAGAAGCTGGCAACCTCTTCGCCGTTTACGAAAATCTTTTGACTTGCGTTGCTGTTTTGCGAGGTATCAATAGTGAGTAAAATATGATACCAACCAACATCTCGAAATACTTGTGTTGTAACTAATGTAGTTACGTCGTAAGCAAGCAAGCGTAAAGTGTCATCTGATTGAAAATCTAAGATTAAATAGTCAGTAGCACTACTACCATTAACAGACATAATTATGCCCTGTGCGCCGAAAGAAGTTCTTTGAATCCAAGTGGAAAATATTGCTTCTTTACGGCTAGAATCGGCAGCAGCAGAGTCTTGTGAAAGATAGTCACCAGAATCAAACCAAACTGAATTACCAATTAGAGTTGTGTCAAATTCTGTTCCAGAAGCTCCAGAAGCTCCAGCCAGCAAATTATTTTGAAATACCATTCTACGAAGGCACCTTTACGTCAAGTGATACAACAGCTTGTATAATTGAGGCACTCATAACAATGTAGTCAATACGATCTACAGCCGATGCTGTAGTCGTTAGCGTAGGTGCAGTTCCACCAGCAAACGCAAACTTATTACCAAAAGCAAGTGTACGACTACCTGTTCCGTCCTGTGTAACAAATATAGAACCAGTTTGTCCAGCGTCAATATTATTTGGGTTTGCAAGTGTACGATTTCCACCTAAAGTTACAGAAAAGTTTTGTGCAGTATCAAAGTCAGGTGTAATTGTAGAACCGTCTGTAAGCGCACTAATTGTTGCTAGTGCAGGTCCGTTAACTGAAAGTTTCTTTGCAGGAGATGTTGTATTAATGCCAATGTTACCTCCTGATGTAATTGATACGGCATCAGTGTCAGACGCACTACCTATCGTACCCGCATCAGGTATTACAATGTTACCTCCAGTGGTCATTGTACCGCCACCAGTGTACGTACCTGAAACGTCTAGATTTGCGTTTACATCCATTAAAGTAGCGTTAACTTCTACTTCATCAGTAGCATTAATATCTAGAACAGTAGCACTTGGAGCATTAATAAACTGTGAAGCATCATTAAACTGAAGAGCCATCGTGCTGTTAAGAAGAAGCCCTGTATCGTGTACATGTGTAAGAGTTACATCATTGTCTGCGCCAAACCCTAAAATAGAGGCATCAGAAGCTAGTTTTACATCGTGATTAAACGAAGCTGTGCCAGCGTCACTACCATCAATCGTTAAGAATGTTGTATCAGAACTACCATCTGTACCTTTCAGTATAATGTCTGTATCGTTACCTTGAGCATCGATGGTGATATTGCCAGAAGTAGTCGTAAGATTAATTGCAGCATCACCAGCAGCAATGTCATCAGCAGCAGTAGTAGTTGCAGCATAGGTCTTAATGTCAGACGCTGGAATTGTCTTCATAGTTCCACCGTCATTTATAATAAACCCGTCAGAGTCTCCGATTGTAATAGAACCACCTACAGACGTTCCACCGTCAAGAAGATTAATTTCAGCAGCAGTAGAGGTTACATTTGTACCTCCAATATCTAGTGTGGTCATGGAGACCTCACCAGCAACTGTAAGAACACCATCGGCTACAGTCATTAGGTCTGTATCACTTGTATGACCGATTGTGGTTCCGTTAATAATTACATTGTCTACAGTAAGAGTTGTTAGAGTGCCTACAGATGCAAGATTAGGCATCGCTGTAATTTCATCGTCAAAGTACGCTGCTAGGTCTGTAACAGCAACCTGCTTCATGGTGCCACCGTCGTTAAATACAACACGGTCAGCATCTGCTACTGTTGTAGAGGTTGCAGAGGTTCCTCCATCTACGATGTTAAGCTCTGCGCCTGTTACAGTCAGGGTTGTTCCACCGATAGCTAAACTACCAGCAGTTACGAGATTAGCCGCTGTAAGGTTTCCTGCAAACGTTGCCGTAGAGTTAGTTACAGTAGAGTTAGGAGTTAAGGTCATATGCGTTACGTATGTACCTGCACTATTTATGTCATTACCAAATGTAAGAGTACCGCCATCAGCAATATTAAGTTTCCATTCATCGCCAGCGTCATCGCCTTGATCTGCTTTCAGAACTACGCCCAAAGCAGCGCCTTCTACGTTTGCTGCAATCTCTAGAGAGTTATTTGTAGTTTCATCATATTTTATAGTGATGTCATCGTTAGTTCCTAAAATTATATTTTTATCATCAATAATTTTAACATCATCATCAAACTTAAAATGATCCTCATCTTCCATCCAAGAAAGCACACCATCACTGGTCTCACCGTCAAACGTCAGTACAATATCAGTTCCTGACGTACCTAGACCAAACGTCAAAGCATGTCCGCGAAGCGCAGTAACGTTGCCGCCTTCACCAGCAGTCCCATCATGCGTGTGACCACTTGTACCAAAAGCACTTAGAATGGCATTAAATTCATCATTAGAATCTGCGGCATCGATAGTGTCGCCATCACTGTAAGAGCTTTGTCTTGCTGAATACGCTGTACCCATTTTTATTACATCCTTGTTCCCGGTGTGAACTCTAGTTGAAAACCTTTAAGTGTGATTGGAGGATTGCTTGAAATATCATCTATCTTCACAACAGCAGTAAATCCGCTGCCCTCTATAGATTGTCGTATAATTGGAAAACCGTCAGAACCGTAAACACCTGTACCGTACAAAGCAGAGCCGTAGATGGCTTGTGTGCTTTGTGTAGTAAGAGAATAGTCTGCTGGTTGTGGAGTTGCAGGGTCTTCAAAATCAAACTTTACGCCAAGCGAAAGAGCGACTGATCCTTCTGCATCGTAGTTAACGTTAATGCGTTGCATGTTTTTACGAATACCTGCATCACCTAATGTCAGATCAGGAGAGCGATAGCTGGCTTGAATATTTGTACCTGCAAAAGTATTTCCAGATTCTTGCTTGTATACATATCCGTCAAAACCTCCATGCACGACCAACTCATCATCGTTAATAAACTGTGAGTCTGAACAAGAAGGTTTAATACCACGTATGTCAGACCACTCCCAACCTACTTGACCTTGTGGATTACCTTTAATAACTCCGATAATGCCGGGAGATGCAGACTCTACACCACCAGACGAAGGAGTGAAAATTCTGTACTGACTTTTATCTCGTATGACTACAGAAGAAACTCTGTCTAAAATAATGTTTTGAAACCTACGTTGAATAGGTTTAGAAATAACACCAAGTTCTGTATCACCGATACGCGCTGTACCTTGAACTGTACGAATACCGTCTGGGCCTAGAAAAACTAGATCACCTCCTATTTCCTGAATGCTGAACCCATCAAGACATCCTAAAGTACGAGAGACTGGAGCTACTGCAAAAGACGATACTGTGCTACCAGTAATTTTAAATATACGGTCTTGGCAAAATACAAAAAGGCTATCGCGGAATACTTTTAATCCTGTAATAGCATCATCAACTTTGATTGATCCTGCACCATTTCCTGAATTAAAATCATCTTCGTTAAACGGGGCAGAAAATACAAGTTCTTGTGGAGTACTCGACATTCCTGCGTAAAACATATGCTCTCTAAAAGATGCTACAAATTTAGCATCGCTTACAGAGCTTTCAGATATGGTAGATGCAGAAGTGTCGTTAATTACTCTCGGAGCGTCAGACCCGTTTACAAAGATTACCTTTTCAGTATTTTCATAATTGTATCTTTCAAAATACACTCTTGCTGAAGAGGTCAGACCTGTTATTATGCTTGTCCAAGAACTTCCAGTTCCATATACTAAGCTTCCTCCAGAAACAGCGTAAACACGTTCTTTATAAATAAATACGCCTTGAACAGTGTTTGTTCCGTTTGGCTGGCTAGAAGAATACTTAGCTGTTCCGCTTAGACGGCGATAACCGCCCAATACAGACGGTTCAAAGTTTTGTAATTTTGTAGCTGCTCCGGGTGGCATGGAATATACATCCTGATCTAAAATAAGACCTCCCGAAGTCGTAACAATACTTGAGGTTATTTCTTGTGTCATGGCGTTGTATTATAAAGCCTCATTCCTGCTGGATAGATATAATCTTTTGTGTTAATAAGTTCGATACGCATACGAGCTAAACCCTCTTTGTAGTCCTTTTCAGATAACTGTGCAGCGGGTACATTCGCTCGCAATATGTGGCAATAATATTTACCACGATTTACAATTACATCATCGTAACGAGACGGTAGGTCAGGACTATCACCATGCACTGAAAGATCAGTGTGTGTTTTATAATATTCATAACGCACACTTAGAGTGCTTCTGTCAGGTATAGGTGTAAGTCCGTACTTGTCATCAAATGTTTCGTATACATAGTATGGTATACCAAACTGATCTGTGTCTGTAGGATTAAGATCACGATCAGAAAACTTGTCTAGCCACTCATTGTAAGAAAGAAATACAAGCTTACGAGGAGATATGTTTTCAGATACCTCTACATTATCTACGTCGTAGTTTGCAGAAGCAGAGTTAGAAAAACCTATAAAGGTAGAAGTAGTAGTAGCTGTAAAAGTAACTGTATGAAACTCACCATCTCCTAAGTTTGAAATAGATAGTGTCTGTGTGGATATCTGAGTGCCACCAGACCCTGTACCAATGTTTAGTGTAATATCTCCACCAAACGTACGGCACCTAAGAACGTATTCTTTATTTACGACTGTGCTAATAGACTGTTCAGCCCCTGCACTATTAAGACGTAGACGTTCAGAAGCGTTAGCAGGACTTCCTGAAGTAGTACTCCAGCTAGTAATGTTTGATGTAAAAGTACCGTTTGTAATTAAATTAGATGGAATTAAAACATAAGTGTTCATGTTGGCTTGTCGAGCATCAGACTGAAATCCATACTCTTGTGTTCCTGCCGTAAGTCCATCTGTTTGATCGCTATGAAGAAAAGGCCACTGTACTTCAGAATTGTAAATATCGTGAATACTTTTATTTACCATGTTCTTTGCAACAGTTTGAATACCTCGCGAACTAGAAAAGTTGCTTGAAGTAAGTTCAGGCTCGTTTAGCTCGTTTAGTATTCTATTTGTTAACTGTAAAAAAGTAGCCATTATTTTTCCTATGTTGAAAGTATGTAAAGTGAGAGAGAAGAAAAGCCCTCTCTCTCACTGAACATATATTAAGCGAAGGTGACTTTCTGAGCTTCGTTTCCACCAAGCCCGTCATAGTCAGCAACAAGCGCAAATACGCGAATAACAGCGTTAATTGCTCCCGTTGCAATCACAACGTCAATCGTGTCGGCAGCGGTATAGTTACCATAGCCAATCGACGTAGTGCCTTGTGAACCCGCACCCGCTTGAGCGCGAATTGGAACAAGGTTAGTGTTCGCAATCGTCTGAGCCGTAACATAACGGTCAACATCGTCACCGTCACCCAACGACACCGTGCCACTGTTTCCTGCCGTGTCAGCAGTCATTACCTCGATTCCGGCAGTAACGACATACGTATTGGCAGGAAGTTCGATGCACTGAAAAATGTCACCACTAGCGTTAGTAGACGAACTAAAGTCTACAACAACGCTAAGAACTTTAACATCTCCAGCACTAGCAGAGATACCAGTGGAACCACCTCCTGTAATGGAATAAGTAGCCATATTCTAGTCCTCCCCTTAACTATCCAAGTCCATCAGACCCTTGAACGCGCCCTTAAAGCCCGTGCCGCTGCCCTTGAGAACCTTACGTCCGAAAACGTGAAGACCACGAACAACGTCAGCGAAACTATCAGGATCGCGAATCACTTCCGTCTTGGCAATGTGCGAAGCCGTAACGACCGCGCTCTTATGCCCGTACAGAATAAGCGTCTGACCACTTGAAGAAGATGAGCCAAAAGTGTGCGAAGCTGCCGAACCCGTGGAGCCAACTGCAATCGCGTTAGTTTGATACAGATCAAAACCGTGAAGCGGCCTGTCCGTAACTTTGCCGTTCAGAAGCGGAGAACTGCCACCCGTGACCGACGCATCCATAATCTTGGACGATGCGCCACGCAGTACTTCGTAGAACTGCGGCGGGGCAACAAGCCAACGGTTTTCTTCTGGAACGTCGTTCTCGTCAAGATTACGAGCAGCTTGTGCAACGAGATCAGAGACCTCATCACCCGTGTTTGCTGAAGTGCCTTGCGTATTCAGCGTACCGGACGAAGCAGCGGCGTTGTCGTAAATGTTCTTGAGAACGTTATAGTCAAAAGCTTTCTTCAAGCTGTACGCACCAGACGAAGTAGCCAGCGCCTCAAAGTTGAGGTGACTGTGACGCTCTTCGATATCGTCAACTTTGAAAGCAAAGTAGTTGCCCTGATCGACGGTCAACTGAATTTGATCGTCAGACAGGTCTTCCGTATTCACGGTAGTACCGCGAGCATAATCTCGAACCGTAATTGCGGGTTCTTTAATAATGTTCACAGTATCGCCAAAGTTTTCAATTTCTCCAGCGTAGTCGGTGTTGGTAATCGCTTCAGCAACCGACGCACGACGGAAAAACTTGAGAACTTTTTGGCTGAAAATAGTGGGTACAAAATTACCTGACGGTAGATTCTGATAACCACCAGCGCGAGTAAAAGCCATTTCGGTTTCTCCTTACTATGGTTAAAAGTTAAATTGAATCAACAATACGTCCCTCACGGGAAGCAGAGTCAATGTCTTTTTCGTATTTCTCAAATTCCCACGGTTTAAGCCGGGAGATTTCCTCTACTGTCCAGACTTTTTTGTCTGGTCCTAGAGTCTCTAAGCCTCGATTTGATGCTGTGCGTGTTACAGCTTGCGCTGCTTCTGCACGTTGATTCCCTTTAGAACCAGATCGCCTCGACTTAGTAGTGGTCTGACCAACATCTGCTTTATACAGATCGATCACTCTTGCGGCCCAACGAACATCCGTATTGTTGCGATAGACACCATCAGAAATGCTTGATGGTTGTTCTTCTAGCCACTGTAGAAAGCCGTCGCTTTCTTTGAGTTCTGCAAAGTCTGGATGCAACGCAGTAAGTTGTTTTTCAGCAGTAACTCGTTCTGCTTCTTCTTCCTTTTGTCGCAGTACTTCCAGATGTTCTTCGACTTGTGAAACTCGGTCATTAGCTTTTAGCGAAGAAATAGTTTCGACTACATCATACACATCAGGGTATTGAGTACGGAAGTTTTCAAGTTCTTCCGCTGTCTTAGGAAGCTGATCTACTCTCGGAGCGTCAGACATCTTGAGTTTGGCTTCAAGAATCTCTTGGTTTTGTTTCCACTCGTTAAGTTTAGTATCATAGTGCTTCTTTAGATCATCATACCGTTTCTTGTAATCGTGATCTTCTTTTTGAACGATACCTTCTGTAAGTTGAGGAGTAGCCGCTTCTTCTACAACGGGGTCCAAAGTTTCTTCGTCAGGTTCGTTTAGAGTTCGCCTATACGCATTTTCGTATGGGGTAGGCTCAAGTGCCTCTTCTTCTGTAATGTTTTCGTTGTTAGCCATGTTTGTATCTCCTTTCTCTCGCGGGGCCGAATGTTATATATTCGGGTAGCCGTGCGGAGGAGTAGTTAAATAGCGGGGCCGATTTGTATCGGGTAGCCGCTCCGGTAATGAAGCGTTTAGTAGCTCCAAACTGTTGGTCGTGGACGCCCTTTTGCAGACACCATGTTGTCAAGGTGTATAAAACGTCCAGACGCTAATCCTTTTTGTTTTACGCCAATACCTGTTATACCGTGTTGTAAAGCTATGCCTAAAAGATCGTAGGCATCTTCGTAGTTTACACCAACGTCTACAGCTTTGCCGTGTAAGTGTGGAGAGTCTTTTGCTCCACCAATACTATTATTGTGCGTTACGCATCGAAATGCAGATGTAATAATCATAGGACGATCAAACTCTTCGCGAATTGCAATAAGCATATTCATAAAGTCGTCTCTCATGGGCGCGTCTTCGCAACCACATTTGCACTTTAATTCGTCGTGCGTAAAATATTCCCAGTTTTGTCCCATTAAAATTTATACCTTAACCTTCCAAAAATTCTTTTTTCTCTTTGAGGAGTTTTATTAAAATCTATATCTAAAGAACCATTTTCATTTAATTTAAATGTAGCGCCTACTCCGTAACCTGTGCCAGATTGTCTATCTTCAATACCTTCCGTATCTTTTAGAACTTGTTTATATTGCTCATAAGCGCCTCTTACATTAGACATATTAAGAGGCATTTTCTTAGGATTTAAACCTAATTGAACAGCAGCATTTCCATGAATGTATTGAATTGTTCGTTGAAATACAGGGTCTTTTTTAAAAGCTACATCTACCTCTGTTTTGCTTTTACCTCCTCCTGTTTGTCCTGAAACAGAACGTACATACTTGTCGTCAACATTAAGTTTAAAAGATAAATTACCAGACCTAGATTTAGGAGTCACTCTTACGTCAACATCTTTACTTTCACGTATATTTTTAGGTCTTTTACTTTCTCCGTAAGTTCCTTTTAAGAATCCACCCTCATTCAGTTCTTTTTTTTTACAAGACCACCATCTTGCATATCAAGAAGCTTTTTCTCTTCCTCTTTCTTTTTCTGCATTGGAGATGGGCTTTGTAGAGGACTACCCTGACCCGGAGAGTGCAACGTTTCACCGCTAGGCTTTTGTATCATGCCGCCCGTTTGCATCATAGGCGGCATAGCTTGTGGCGGCATACCTTGTGGCGGCATGTCTTGTGGCGGCATGGCCTGTTCTTGTGGAACTTGCATAGGAGGCATCTCTGCCTGTGCCATCTGTTGCGGTTCTTGTGGAGGTGGCACAAAAGCTTTTTCTTTGTCGCCTCTGTTCTTTTCAAGTTGTGCGCGAAGCTCTAAGCCCTTCTCACGATAGGTTTCAAGACGTTGTATACCGATATACTCTACAAGTTCTTTAGGAATACGATACTCAAAGTTAGAAATCTTAATCGGAATGTCTGCGTCAGGATCAGCACCTTCAATCTGCACACCTTCTTGCTGTGCTTGTTTCATAGCTTTCTTAACTTCTATATTAATATTGTTAAGCCCTACAAAAAGAACAGACTCATACGGAAGAATGAAATCTCCTTCTTTTGCTGTTGTAGGAATGTCATCCTCTACAGACTCTACGCCACCCTCTGTAGGCAGGTCGCCCATAGGTTCATTTACTACACCAGCCTCTAAAGGCGGTGGTGCTTCCATTTCAGGAATGTTAGGTTGAATAAGTGCCATTGTTTTTCCTTTTGTTAAAACTTACCATACATCTCCACTTTCATCTGAGTCGGTTGCTTGGTCAGCGGATTGGGAAGGGTCATCACCGGGATCACCAAATGCAGCGTCATCAGAAAGAGCAAAAGCTGATCCATATGTTTGTCCTACACCCGAAGTTCCATGTGTAGGGTCATTTTCATCATCATCAGGAAAACCCATAGCGCCTGCATAAGAATCTTGAGTGGCTTCTGGCGCAGGAGGATCGGGTGCGA